AAAGATGAAACAGGTGAAAACGTCCTCGATGAGCACGATCAGATCCAATGGGAAGACCACCCAACAGAAACCGAAAAGGCTTATAAAATCAGGTACCTCGATGCTTCAGGTGTAGTTACAGATGAAGCGAACACCGTTCACAGGGCAGCCTTTGTTGGATGCACGTATCACTGTGGTTGAGTCCCGATTTGAGACCGAAGGTCTCTGGTCGTACATGAAAAATCTAGATTTTCATTATTTTAAAATTATACAGACCAGGTAACGTCTTCGGCATAACATTAAAAGAAATACTAATACGTTTATCGGCATTATTTGAATGATATGAATGTCCAATGTGTGATTGCCATAATAGTAACTGCCCTTCACATTGTTGAACCGACGTTTCAGAATCATTAAAACACGGTGTCATCAGGGATTCTAATTCTAAATATGGTTTATTCGTATCACATGATTTATGAAATTTAAGCGGTGCATGCATTCCAGGTACAAAATTAACAAAATATGTCCCAGATATAACCGAATTTTTGTGAGTATGTAGTCTTTGGAAACCACCTTTTGAACATTCATTTATCCAACACTGGGTGATGATTACATCGTCACCGCTATTACACCCCAGTGTGTCATTTATGTAATCGACACTACACATTTTAATCCAGTTATGAAAAGTTTCAAAACCAGGTGTATCAACTAATAATTCATTATTACTACTACTGGGGTCAAAATAATGCTTTAAGTAACCACGATGACATTCGTAAGAGTGTGACTTAGTTTGAGATTTATCAATTATATCAAAACACGACTGTTTTAATCGTGTTTCATCTTCATGAGGAAATATGTAAGATCCAATTTTTGTAGGGAAAATGTCAAAAACCCCTTCAAGCTTCTCTTGATGGTCAGAATTATTATCAATCATGTATATATTACTGTTTAATATTCTATAAGTGGTTCTTCAACAGACCTAGATGAAGATTGGCCGGTCGCCTCAACTCCGTAAATGTTTTTCCTCCAAAGTGGACTGCATCCAACTTTGTAAGAAAAATAAACTCTTACTATAATATAAACAAAATGTCTGGTGGAATTGCCCAACTTGTTGCCGTAGGGGCCCAGGATGCTCACCTCGTTGGTGATCCCGAGGTCAGCTTTTTTAGGTCCACTTACCGTCGTCACACCAATTTTTCTCAAACCGTTGAGCGTCAAGTTATCCAGGGTGCTTTGTCCCGGGGTGGTATGTCTACAATCCGCTTTGAGCGTAAGGGTGATCTTCTTGGATACACCTATTTCACTTCTATCAACAACTCTTCCAATGCTTGTGAGGCCCTTGATTGGTCAACCATGATCGACAAGGTTGAACTTCTCGTGGGCGGTCAAGTTATTGATGATCAGGATACTTTCTTCGCTAACAAGATTGCTCCTAATCTTTTCGCCACTGGTATTTCCAAGTCCCCCGTTGGTGAACTCTACGATGGCTCCACTGCCTCCAAGTTCTTCCCTTTACGCTTCAGTTTCTGTGAGAACTGGCAATCCGCCCTTCCCCTCGTTGGTTTACAATATCATGATGTAGAGCTTCGCATCCGGTGGACGGATAATGCCGCTGTGAACAGTGCTACTCGCCGTGTTGAGTGTCACTCTAACTTCATCTACCTCGACACTGATGAGCGTCAACTTATTGCCAGTGAGCCCAGGGGTATCCTTATTACACAGGTTCAGAAGGCTCTCCCTTCCATGGGTCGCACCCAGGAGTTGAACTTCAACCACCCCATCAAGTTCTTGGCCGCGAGCAACGTTGCCACCGACAGTGTTAACACCGCTACTAACCGTGTGAAGCTTCAGATTAACGGCACTGATGTCACTGACTACAAGTTCATTGATCCTCACTACACCACCGCCGCTTCTTACTACCACGCCCCCAACTCCAAGACTGATCCTCAGCTTTACGCGTTCCCCTTCTGTCTTGACACTTCCAGGCTTCAGCCAACTGGCAGCCTTAACTTCAGCCGCCTTGATTCTGCCCGCATTGTCAGTGAGACAAGCAACTTCAAGGACACTATTTATGCCGTAAATTTCAACATATTAAGGGTGGAAAACGGAATGGGAGGTTTATTATACAGTAACTAAATTTACCCTTCACTATAACATAATCTTTACTACTAGTAAAATGAACTTCTGGTTGATTGTCTTTTTACTAGGAGCAGTTTTCGTTTTGACGTACAATCCCAAATCCAGGACACTCGAGAAGATCGTCGAAGTCCAGCCCAAGCAGGAGCAGTGTGAAGCTGAGAGGTATCAGCGTCTTCAATTCATTGGAGGGGATGATGCCTGTACTCAGAAGGGAAATACTAAAATGGGTGCAATAATTTCAGCTTAAAAGAAATCGACGTCTATTACACATAAGATGTTACCTCTTGATCGCGAAACCATGCTTATCGCGGGTGTTATTGTTTGTATTGCCGTCGTTGCTTACATGTTTAACGATATGCGAAAGACAAAGGAGGATGTTCATGCTGTGAAGACCTTCTCGGTTAATCTGATGAAGAATCTCACTATTGAGCCGATTGAAGATGAAGCGAAACCTCAGACTGTTACTAAAATTCCTGTTACTGAGGAGAAAAGGGATGAATAAACATATTCGTATATTATAACTTGCTAAATGAGCAATGAAGAAATACAAAGCGATAGCTATTCCAGTAACGTTTGAAGGCGATCGCCCACGGTTTCTGACTGTGAGGGATCGTAGATTTAAGGATTGGATTTTTGTCACAGGGGGGTGCAGGCGTAGAGAAATTTACAATCCTTTAAGATGTGCTCTCAGAGAGCTAGAGGAGGAGACACGAGGTGTCGTTTCATTGAAGAGGGGGGAATATACAGAGTTTAACTTTATACATAAGGAAAGTCCCACAGTAGAATTAGTATATAATGTTTATGTCTTTTTCGTCGACTATAAACGTACCGAACAATACAGCATGATTAAGAAGTTTAATGATGAAAAAATGAAGACCAATTTAAAAAAGATTAATAAAGAACCGATAAAGAAGACATACGACGAGAATGATTTTATGAGCTTTGATACTTTAGAAGAATTTAATGGTCGTAAAAGATGGGATCTGATCATACGAAATGTCATTCAGAACCAACAGTTCTATTCATGTGTAACTTCGTTAAATAGAAAAACATTTAGTATAAAATAGGAATGAAGTCGAAGACTTACATTTTAAAGCAGATCAAAGATCTTCTTATTGATAACAAAGCATATAGTGATAACAGGGCGGATCAATATATAGAGAGTGTCAGAACTAAGACAGTCTACGAACTTCTTGTTATTAAAAAGAACCTTACTACCGATATTAAAGAGCATGCAGACATTTCTTGTATGCGATCCATTTTATATGATAGCTATCAAGACGATTAAAAGAATGACTCTACATATAAATAAGTATGTTCAAGAGCTGGTGCTCTAAGAACAATTTTAAAAATGCGAAAGCTACTTCACACGTTCTCATGGATGGTGGAGTACTTTCGATACCATTCGACAAACTTGACGAATTCTGTGAACGTTACGTAGAAGCCGTGAAGAACAAGGAAAAACTTTATTTGGTGGAACAGAAGACTCCAACCTATAATTTCTTTTTGGATATTGACTACAAAGATGAAAAGGCGTTGGATATTCCATTTGTACAGAAGCTTTGTAGAATCATATGTGACAAGGTAAAGACTCTAGGAGGTAAAGATTGTCTTATATGTGTTTCTAAACCAAAAGAAGTTGATGACAATCTGATTAAGACCGGTGTTCATATGAACTGGTCAGGATTTGTCGTAGATCAAGAGAATGCATTGAATATCCGTGATCATGTTATAGCAACTTTGAAGTCCATTTTCAAAAATAAAAGTTGGAATCAGATTATTGACTGTTCAGTATATGGTGATTTAAAAAAGCGGACCAAGGGAAGTGGATTTAGAATTCCATGGTCATACAAAAAGGGGAAGCACCTTGCATGTGGTGGTCAGGGATGTTCAGGGTGTGATGATACCGGTAAGGTCACAGAGCTTCCATATGTACCGGTATTCAAGTATGTTTATGGTCCTGTTATTTGTCTAATGAATACAGTTTCCCAAGAAAATGAACCATCTATTGATACTTTGAAAATGTCGATCGTTCGTACAGAAGATACAAATGCCAGGGCTGTACGACCACTTGATGGTAAGAAGAGGGAAGAGGGTTCGTTCACACAGACTCAGATGAAAGATGAGTTTGACAATTCAGAAGCTATAGCCCACCTCGAAACTTTTATTCGAAAGAACCTTGAAGGTCAGGAAGATGCTAGAATCACTAAAGTATTTACTCATAAAAATCACTTTCTCGTATCATCATCATCTAAATACTGTGAAAATGTAGGACGTTCTCACAATTCCAATCATATATGGTTTCATGTTGTCGGCGATGTCATTATTCAGAAATGTTTCTGTACATGTGAAACAGTGATAGGTAGGAAAAATGGATTTTGTGCAGATTTTAGGGGGGAACAAAACCAATTGCCAGCATCACTCGTTAGTAAACTATACCCAAATGCGGGACCACCCAAAAGATCTATAACACCACCAATCAAACAAAAACTAACGATAGACGATGCTATTCCAGTGCTTAACGAGTTTATTAACAAAAATATTCAGGCCATGGATATTACAAACCTCTCTAAAAAGAAAGGTAAATACATAGCTACAACTACAGTTCCAGAATGTGAAGTCTTGATAGACAAGACGGGAATTGACTTTGTATATTCAAAAACTCCATCTAAAAACCATAGAAGTGTTATAAACAAAAAATCCAAGGAGATTTTATTTCCAGACAAAAAATAGGATGTCAGGAGCTTTA